GCGCCGGAGACGAACGGCATTCCGAATTTCGAGAAGATGAGTTTCGAGCAACGCCGACAGGCACAGGACCAGAACGCCGCGCGGCGTCGCGCTTAGAAGAAAGGGCACTTAGATGGTTTCGCTCACCACCACGATCACGACACCCACCAACTTCGTCGAATATGCGAAGTCGATCGATGTCAACGATCCGACCCGGGCCTTCGTCGAGAACATGATCGAGGAGTCCGACGTGATGCGGGCGATCCCGATCCTGCCGGCGGAACGCGGCAAGCGCGCCTACATGGACATCGGTTCGCTGCCGTCCGTAGGGTTCCGCGGCTTCAACGAGGCCGGCGAGCAGGCGCTCGGCACCTTCAACCTGCGCGAGGAAGATACCTACTTCATCGACGACTACATCTTCGCCGACCGCGCCATGATCGACCGGCTCGGCCCCGAGGGCAAGTACAAGCAGGAAAAGCTCAAGAGCATCGCGCTCGGCCAGTTCTTCTCGCAGAATGCCATCAAGTCGGACAACTCCGCCAATCCGCGCACGCCGAATGGCATTCAGGTCCGCTGCACCGACACCACGGCGCTGACCGGCAACCAGATCCACAATTCATTGGCCTCCGGCGGCGGCGCGCTCTCGCTCGCCAACATGGATGCGCTCTACTGGCGCGTGAACAAGCCGACGCACTGGATCGTGCCGCGCGGCCTGATGCCCCAGTTCGACACCGCGGCCCGCAACAGTTCACTGGTCAACCAGACCATCGGCTATTCCGAGGACGATTTCGGCCGGCGCATCATCCGCTTCAAGGGCCTGCCCATCCTGTTCGGCTACGAGCCGGATGACAGCCCCGACCTGCTTCCCTTCACCGAAGTCGCCTCCGGCGGCGGAGGTGCGGTCACTTCCTCGATCTACTGCGTGTCGTTCCGGCCCGGCGGCTTCTACGCCATCGAGCAGACCCCGCTGCAGGTCATGGCGGAAGGCCCGACCGTCGGCCAGCCGTTCGATTCCACCCACATCAAGTGGGACTACGGCTTCGCCCGCGAGCACCCGAAGGCGATCGCTCGCCTCGACTCCATCACCACCGGCGCGATCGTCGCTTAACGGGCCACGCCCCTAACAGGAGAATTTCAAATGGCCCTCACAGCGAATTCGATCCCCTCGCAGATCGCCACCTTCCCGTGCCCCTACGACGCGACACTGGCGTTCTGCTCGGCGCAGCAACTCACTGCGACCGGGTATTTCAACAACCTCAACTCCGGTCAGATCGACCTGGGCGGCGGCAATCCGGTCTCCGCGGCCGGCCGTACCGACTTCATCTGGAATATCGACATCAGTCAGATGGACGAGACAACCACGGACGAGACCTATCATCTCCACCTGTTCGGCTCGAACGACGCCGCGTTCGGCAACGGCAACGTCGAATTGCTGGCCTTCCATGATTTCGCCGCCGTATCGGCCGACCGGCTCGTCGCAACCATTCTCGGCGCCAGCCCGTCGGTCCCGCCAACCGGTCTCGCCGGAACGCTGGTCCAGATCCCGGCCACCAACCTGATGCAGCGCATCTACTACCGCTATCTGCGTATGTACGCGGTCCTCGGCGGAACCACGCCGATCATCACCGCGACCTCGTGGATCAGCCGCGCCGGCATCGACGTCTGATCGTTACCGTTCCCAGTAGAAGGATAAGCAATGTCGTCGATCAAGATTTCCGAGAACATGGCGAAGGTGGCCTATCACATCGTTGATGGCCCCTTCACCTTTCCCTACGCGACCGACGCGCTCGACGCGGTGAAACGCTTCCCTTCGGAGTGGAGCTTGAAACCGTGGGAAGCCAACGTCGCCGCCACCGCCCGCCAGGACATGGGCGAGCCGGCGCAAGCGATCGAGCCGAACGTCAAGGGTCCGGTCAATGCCGGCAAGCGCAGCGACAAGAGCGTGGTGCGCGACAAGAAAAACTTCGACCGCGCCAACGCGTAGAACCTTTACCCGAGGGACTTAGCCTTTCTCCCCGACTCCCTCCCGCTCATACCGGGAGGGCTTTTCTTTGTGGTGCGTTGCGCGTGAGCCGGTTACGACGGAGCGTGAGGCATGGCAGCTTTCGAATGGCCCCTGGGCAAACTGGAAATCATCAACAGCGCCTTGTCGCAGACCGGGGACAACCTGGTCGCGACCGCCGATGACGGTTCGGTGGAATGGCAGACCTGCTCGCCGGCCTACGAGCGCGGGCTGGCCTTCATCTGCGAGGATCACCCCTGGTCGTGGCTGACCGATGTCCGGCTGCTCACGCCGTCCCCGACCGCGCCCGACGACGACCAGTTCGATACCGCCTATCCGCTGCCGCCCGATCTCGTTCACCTCATCATGGTCCGCATGAACGATGTCCCGTGCATCTGGGATATCGAGAACAACCAGCTCGTGGTCAACTCGCAAGGCGGGCCGCCGCCGCCCAATCCGCCGACCACGCCGCTGCCGATCACCATCAAGGGCATTTTCTCGACCAATTCCGACCCGAGTTTCGGGACACCGACGGTCGTCGTCGTGCTGCAGATGTTCGTGATGTCCGGCATCTATCGCGGCATGAAGAAGGATACGGCGGAAGCCGACAAGCTGTGGTCGGCCGCGATGGCGATGCTCAACCGCGCCAAGGCTCGCCACGACATGCAGAAACCGAAATACGCGATCTTTAACTCGCGCATCACCGCGATCCGCCGCAGTCGCAAGCCGTGGCGGCAGACGCCGTATGGCTGGTCCCAGACCGGGACACCCAACTGATGGCCAAGGATCTAAGGAGAGGACGTTACGTTCCGATCAGCGTAATTGCTGAGAGAGATCCGGACGCCGTTGAACGTATTCGAGCTTACGCTCGCGCAAAGCGTCGGAGACTTCGCGCTGCCGACCCTGATCGAACTCGGGCTATTGGTCGCGAACAGTACGCAAAGAACCAAGAGAAGATGCGGGAGCAAAAGCGGATTTGGAAGCAAGCTAACCCAGACAGCGTTCGCTCTGGCAAAGATAAATATTGGGCTGAGAAGCGAGCAAAATATCTTGTTTCTCATGTTCGGGGCCGCGCGAAAGGCCTGAACCTAGATTTTGATCTAACTGAGGAATGGTTTGAGAAAAGGCTATCTGCCGGCATCTGCGAAATGTCCGGCCTACCTTTTGATCTCGTCGGGAAATGGTCAAAGGATAGCCCGTCGATCGATCGCAAGGAGCCTGCAGGCCCTTACACCCAAGACAATTGCCGTCTCGTTCTCTGGTCAATAAATCGCGCCCTCTGCAACTACGGTGAGGATTATTTGCTGGGAGTATTTCGGCACATACTCGCACGTCACGACGCGAGGTGACCCATGGCCCGTCAAATCCAGGGATCACAGCGGGACTTCTCCTTCGGCGAAGTCGATACCGTCCTCAAGCGCGCTGACGAACATCCGGCGCGCAAGGCTGCTCTGCGCCAGATGAAGAATGCGCGCATTCTCAATTCCGGCGCGCTGCAGGACCGCCCGGGGCGCCGCGCACTTTATCCGATCACCAATGGCGGCATCCGCACCGAGCGGTTTGTCATTTCCGCCGGCAATGTTTTCGATATCCAGTTCGCCGCGGGCCGGTTGAAGATCATCAATTCGGCCGGCTCGGTGGTCGCCAACTTCACATTGCAGGGCAATGGCGCGGCGCTGCCATGGGCGACGAGCGCCGACATCAACAGCATCGTCTATGCCGTTTTGTATCCCTCGATCTACCTGTGCTTCGGTCATGCCATGCGTCCGCAGGTGGTGACGTGGGATGGCGTTTCGACATGGAGCATCGCCGACTATACCGAATTGATAACGGGCGGCCAGAAACGAACGCCGTTCTACCGGATCAGCCCGCGCGGAATCGGCCTCCAGCCTTCGGCGCAGACCGGCAATATCACGGTCAATTCGAACGCGCCGGTATTCACCGCGGGATGGGTCGGCACCCGCATTCGCTTCATCGGTCGCCAGATCAAGATCACCGGATTTGTCAATAGCCAGTCGGTCGATGGACAGGTAGAGGAGCCGTTGCCGGGAAGTCAGGTGATCGGATTTGGCGTCAATCCGGCAACCATCTACAACGTAGGCGATGAGGTCATAGGCTCAGTGACGGGATCGAAGGGTGTCGTCACCGGCGTAAATCCCGGCGCGATCTCGATCACCGTTCAGTTGATCTCCAATGAGAGCAGTGCTGCTGCCTCATCGTTCTCACTGGATGGCGGCTGGCAACAATTAACCTTCGCCTTCACGACGGCGGATACGGTTGTCGGACCATCCGGGGGCACGCTCGCAACTTCGGTCGGCGGAATCCTCGCTTCAACATCCCCTGTCGATATCTGGGATCAGGAGGTGATGAACGATTTTCAGGGTTATCCTGCATCCTGTTTCGTCGATCAGTTCCGGGTCGGCTTCTGCGACTTCCCGTCGCTCCCCAACGGTATCGGATGGTCCACAATCAACTCTCCGACCGATCTCTATGTCGGCGCCAATCCGCCTGATGCAATCTTCGAACTCGCGCCGCGCAATGTGCGGATTTATTACATTGTGCCGGGGCCGGAAGGTTCCGAATTCGTGTTCTGCGATCACGGCGTTTATTACATCCCGATCTCGCCGACCAACCCGCTGAAACCCGGCAGTGTCTCGTTCCAGCTTTTGTCCGGCGACGGCGCGGCGCGGGTGATTCCGCGCGTTTCGCAAGAGGCCATCATCTACGTCAACGCCGGTCAGAACTCGATGATGGCGGTGATTGCGACGGGGGCCTATCTGCGCCCGTTCAACACCAAGAACCTGACGCCATTCCATGCCCATCTGTTCAACAACATTCAGGCCATCGCCGCGCCTTCCGCCGACGGTACGTTCAACGAACGCTATGCCTATGTACTCAACGGCGACGGCTCAATCGCGATCGGAAAATATGAACCGGGTAGCCTGATGGGAAACCTGCCGGTGATCGGATGGGGTCCATGGTCGGGGATCGGCGTCGTCTCTTGGGTCGCGGCCTACGGCTCCGACGTCGTGTTCACCGCGACCTATTTCGGCGCCGGCGTGGTCGACATCCTCGACGATAGCCAATACCTCGATTGCGCTCTAACTGTGAATTCCCTGCCGGCTCCCTTCACCCCGCCGAGCGGCAAGGGTCCGCTGTGGTTCATCCCGTCGCAGACCGTGAGCCTGATGGATCAGGTGACGCGCTCGATGGGCACCTATCAGATCGACGCCAACGGCTTCATCGTGCCGCAGTTCAACGGCGGCGAGGATCTGACCATTACCTCGCTGGTGGCGGGCCAGCCGTGGACGATGACGGTTGAGCCGTTCGCGCCGGATGCAACGCCCGGCGCGGACATGCGCCAGCGCATGGGACTGCGGCAATTCTCGAACTTCGCCATCTACGTCATCAATTCGACCGGCTTCATGTTTGCCTCGCTGTTTTCCGCCAAGCAGACCACGACATCGCCCGCGCTCGGCACAATCCAGCAATTCCGCCGCGTGCCTGCCTTCAACGTCGGCGACGACGCGACCAAGCCGCCGACCCTGCGCGAGACCGTGGAAAACTGGACGCCGCCGGGAAGCTCGTTCGACCCGCGCTGCGCCATCGTCAAGGATACGCCGGGACCGTTGCAGATCCTCGAAATCGCCATGGAAATCTCGATATGAGCGGAGCGCGATAATGGGAAGTCCGGGGACGGCAAAGGGCGCGTCCGGCGATATGTCGCTGGCTTCGGCCGGGCTATCGGCCTATTCGACCATCCTGAGTTCGCAGGGAACGGCCAGCGGTGACCAGTATCAGGCCGCGAAGCTCGAACAGGCCGCGACCTACGGCGATCTGAAAGCCGTGCAGACCGGCGGCCAGATGACCCGCAACCTCAACCAGACGCTCGGAAACATCGACGCGGTGCGCGCGGCGGCCAATACCGATCCGACATCGCCGACCGGCGCGGCCTACCGCGACTTTCAGGAGAATATCGGCGACGAGAACAAATCGATCACCGTTGACAGCATTCTCGCCCAATCAAATCAGGAACGCAGCGACGCGGCCTATTACAGGTCGGCGGCGAGCAATGCGCTATTATCTGGAGAGGCCTCGGCCGCAGGAGGCCTCTTTGGTGCCATTCCTGGCGCGGCCGTCGCGCTTTTTGGCAAGGGGTAGAGCATGGTAGACCTCCCCACAGTCGGAAGCGGAATCGTCACCTCGACCGCGCCGCAGTCGTCGGTCTCGCGCGGCGACATTCAGCAGAATGCGGACATGATGGCGGGCGCGCTCGGCAAGGTTGCCGACGTCACCATGGATGCCGCAACCGAAATGGCGAGAACCGCCGCTGCCAACGACCTGCAAAAGCAGAAGGTTACGCTCGGGCCGGACGGGTCGGTCAATGTCGAGAACCCGGTCAGCGCACCCCTGATCTTCGGCAGGGCCGGGGAAGCCTATACCGCCGCCGTGCAGGCCGGAACTATCGCCCAGCATTCCAACGTCATCTCCGCCGAGATGAACGACCTGCACCAGAAATACGCCACCGATCCGGCCGCATTCAATGCCGCGGCGGATGCGTGGAAGGCGAGCTATACCGCCCAGCACGGCGACGGCGAAATCGGGCAGGCGATCACCCAGACCGCCGACCGGATACAGACCCAGCATTCCAACGCGATCACCAACTACGCCGGGGAAAACGACCTGCGCCAGCAGGACAGCGCGCTTTCGGCGAGCCAGACATCGGTCCGCAACGACGTCATGGCGATGCTGCGCGGTGGCGCGTCGCTCGACGATCCGGCGGTGCAGAGCAAACTGGCGCAGTACGACGCCACCGTGCAGGCCCGCGCTGCCAATCCGCTGTTCGGCTATTCCAAGGAACAGGCCCGACTCGATATCGAGACCTTCCACGGCGATGCCGCGGCGAGCCGGATGCTTTACCACGTCGACCAGGTTTATAAGGATCAGGGTCCGGACGGCGGCAAGAACGCAGCGATCAACGCCGCACAGGATATCCTGACCAATCCCGCCTACAAACTTACCCCGGCCCAGCGCGAGCAGTACTACCACAAGGCGGTCGGCGAGATCAGGGCGAACGAGGCCATCCGCCGGCAGGACATCGGCGAAGCCCGATCGGCCTTCAACGAGTTGTCGCTGGCGAGCGCGTCCGGCGCGCGGATCGATAGCGATCAGGTCGAACAGGTCGCGGGCGCATTCCGTGCGGCGGGCGACCCCGGTTCGGCGGCCCGGGTCTATTCCAGCTTCATCCGCAAGCCCCTGAACGACGATTTCGGCCGGCAGCCGCTCGCCGCCCAGACCCAGCAATTGACTGCGATCCAGGGCGCCAATGCCGCCGCGGCCGCGCATAAATTCTTCGTCGGCAAGGGTTATACCCCGGAACAGGCGGCCGGCATCGTCGGCAACCTCGTCCACGAATCCGGGGTCAATCCGTATGCCTCGGGCGACAACGGCACCTCGGGCGGCTTGGCGCAGTTCCACAACGAGCGCCTGACCGCGCTGCGGGCCTATGCCGCCTCGGTCGGCAAGCCCGCGACCGACTTCCAGACCCAACTCGAGTTCATCGACCGGGAATTGAACACCACGGAGGCCGGGACCAAGGCCAAACTGATAGCCGCCAAGACGCCAGAGGACGCCGCTGGTGCGTTCATCAACTACGAGCGGCCGAAGGGCTGGACCCCGGAAAACCCTGCTGGTGGACTCGGCTACGAATCCCGGAGGGCCTTGGCGCGGCAAGTCTACAACGGCCAGCCCGGCGACATGAGCATGGGACCAGCCGGGAGCGCATGGCTGGCCGCCAACCGGGCGAGCACGGTCAATGACGCGGCGACGGCGGGATGGAAAACCGTCATGTCGGATTACACCAAGGAAGGCACCAAGCCTTCCCTGAAAACCGTCAATGACATTGTAAACGCCGCGCGCGCGACCCGGAACGCCGACCTGCTCGATACCATCGCCCATGACGCCGAGCGGATGGACCTGTCCGGCGAGTCCGCGCGCCAGCCCTTGCCTGCCCAGCACGCCCAGATCGCGGCGATGAGCGCGGCCGGGGAATCCGGCAACCTGTCACCCGGCATGGCGGCAACCCAGAAGGATCTGCAACGCCGCTATGACACCATCACCAAGGGACTCGACGAGAACCCGATCTCGACCGCCGCCACCAATTTCCCCGACAAGATCAAGCCGCAGCCGCCGCTGGATTTCTCGTCGGACCAGAGCCTCGCCGCCGGGCTACAGGCGCGGGGCAAGGTGGCGCAGTTTGCCGCCCAGAACTGGCAGACCGGCCCACTGTCCGCGCTCGATGCCGCCGACGTCGCCCAGGTGCAGGGGATGCTGGCCAGCCCCGACCCGGCCGTGAAGGGCAGGGTGTTCAACGCGCTCTCAACCCTGCCAGAGGACGTCCGCAACGCGACGCTGGCCAAGATCGGTTCCGGTCGCCCCGACTTGATGGTGAGCGTCGCCGCCGGGAGTATGATGCGCGCCGCGCCGGATGTCGGCGCCAGCGTCATCCGGGGTCAGGCCGCCATTGCCGCCGACAAGGGCTATGCGCCGGCCAAGGGCGCCGAAGCTGCGGCGTTCGATCAGAAATTTAACGAACACCTTCCGGCCTCGACCTTCTCGCTGGCCGCTCGCACCGATGCGTCCGGTCCCTATGCTGTTGCGCAAGGTATGGTCAAGGCCCGCTATGCCGACCTGTCCGCGCAAGCCGCTGATACATCAGGAAAATTGAACCAAGACCGATTGACACAATCCGTGAACGACGTAACCGGCGGCATCCTCGACCACAACGGCGGCAAGCTGATTGCGCCGGCGCGCGGTATGCCGCAATCGATCTTCGACCGGGTGATGTACGGGCTGGAGGACAAGGACATGGTTGGCGTCACAACGCTCAACGGCCAGCCGATCACCGCCAACTATCTGCGCAATTCCGCGACTCTCGAAAGTGTGGGAGATGGCCGCTATTACGTCAAACTCGGCAAAGACCCGATGAAACCGATCTACGCCTATACCGGTGCGAATACCGAAGCCCCGCAGAGGTTCATGCTCGACCTGCGCAATCGGCCGCTCGGCGCGGTCCCGCCGGTAATGGCGGCGGCACAGCCATGAGTTTTCTCGACCTCTACCAGGGGGATCAGGAGCAAGCGGCGCGTATCCAGCCGAACGAGGGCACGAGCCTGCCATCCGGCTTCGACGAGAACCTGCACGCGGCATGGAGCGACGGCCAGCTTTTCAGCCAGTCGATCGCGCGGGCCAATGCGCGGGCGGCCGTCCTCGGCGACTACATCGACGAGATCAGGCAGAAAACCGGCAACGATCTGTCCAAGGAATTTATCCCCGATGTCGCGGGCGGCGGCCAGACCGGGGTGACAGATTTTGACACCGCCAACGAGCGCGTCGCCAAACTGAAGCAGGACTATCCCGACCTCGACCTTGCGCCGCTATCCGAGGATGAAATCGACAAGCGCGCGGTCGCCAAGGCGCAGGCCGCTCACCGCAATTACGAGGCGTTGCAGGCCGGCGAAAAGACCTTCGGCGGATCGGTCGGCTCGTTTCTCGGCAGTTCCGGGAGCGCGGCGGCCGATCCGGTCAACATCCTCGCGCTCGGCATCGCGCCGGAAACCGGGGGTGCCAGCATCCTTTCGGCGGCGCTGCGCTGGGGCGCGCTGGCCGGCGTGTCGCAGGCCGCAATCGAGGCCGCCAGCGATACCTTCAAGGAACAGGTGCAGCCCGGCTACATGGAAAGCGGCCAGCCGCTCCGCGAAATTGGCGGCGCCTTCGTCGGGGGCGCGGTGCTCGGCGGCGGCTTCAAGGCGCTCGGCAACGCATGGACGCGCGTCAAGACCGGGCAATGGCCGACCTCGGTACGCGACGCCGGTAACGTGATCGAGAGCGAGGCCAACGTCGCGCAGACAAATCCCTTCCCCGGTGCCGAGGGCGAAGTCGCGCACCGCGAGGCGCTGGTCAAGACCATCGACGATATCCTGGCAGGGCGTCCCGTCGATGTCGGGCAGATCATAACCGAGAACCTTCTGGAAACGTCGCGCGCACTGGTCGAAAGATTGCAGACCGAAGAACCGATGCGGCTGCCGGTCGTCAATCAGCGCGCCTTCGAACTGATCGCGGAGCAAGAGCGGCTATCGGCGCGAGATACGGAACTTGCCGCCCACCTCGACAATCTTCCCGCCGGCGACCAGAACGCCGCGGAAACCCTTAGCCGGGTTCGGGCCGTCGAAGCCCAAATGGAGAATGCGAGTTTCGATGAGCGCAGGGCATTGGCGCGGCGCCGCGATGAACTGCTGGCCGACACCAGCCCGGATAGGCTTGAAGCCGCGGCAGCACCTATCGAACAGCGCCGGGTCGCGGAAGCCGAACGGGCATCGATTGCCGGCCGGCTAGATGAGATCACCAAAGAGCACGCCGACCTGCAGGCATCAATGCTACCGCAGATGCCGCTGCCCGCGCTCGGCCAGCGCGAGCGCATTCCAACCGGGCCGAAGGGGCAATTCGAACTTGATCTGCAGTCGCCATCAGAGGCCGCAACCCCAATCTCGCAGGACAACCTAGCGGGTCCGCAGCCGCCATTGCAGACCGTGGAACTGATGCACGAAATCCTTTCCGCACCCGATCATCAGGACGTGATACGCGGCGATATCGACCGGGCGATTGCCGATCAGGCGGCCAGCGGGAAATCCGATATCATGGTCCCGGGCGTGGATGAGATGGGCAATCACACGATGGTCAGCGTTCACTCCGCAGTCGACGAGGTTGACGCCTACAAGAAACTGGCGACCGACATTCAGGCTTGCGCGACGATGCAGGAGGCGGCGGAATAATGGCAAACGTATCCGAGTGCATCGAAAAACTGGTTGCTGCCGGACAGGTCAGTCGCGCTATTGCCGACGAGGCATTGGAAGCGTTCAAACGCAGCAAGGCGGAGTATTCGTCGATCCGTGGACCGGCCAGTGCCGAGGCCGCCGCCGCCCAGATCGCAGCCAAGATGATGAGCGAGAAGGCCGCCGAAAAGCAGATCGCCATCGCGGCCAGCGTTAAGACTTGGCAGGATCTTGAAGCCCGGATCGCTGCCGGGAAGAACGTCAACGAAACCGTGATGAGCACGCTAACCAAGACGGCGCGCGGCGACGCGACGCGGGGCGAGAACATCGACTACAAGGGCAAGGCCATCAAGGACTGGCTGTTCGGGATGCTCGGTCCGGAGATGGAAAAGTTCAAGACCGGGTTTTTCAACAGCCAGAAATTGCTGACGAGATCGACCAACTTTATCAAGGAACGGTTCGGCGTCGATACCGGCGACGCGCTGGCGAAAGCTGTGTCGGACGGGTTCGGCAAGGTCATCGAGCAGGGGCAGGCTCGCGCAAAAGCAGCGGGCAAGATTTTCAGCGAGTTGGAGGATTGGCGGCTTCCGCAGCATTGGTCGCCGTCCCGGGTCGCCCAATTCTCGCAGGATGAATATGTCCGCGACCACCTCGACCAGATCGCCAATGGCGGCCTCAAACTGTTCGACAAGGAAACCAACCGCTACGCCACCGCTGACCAATATTCGGAAATGCTGAAAAAGGCGTGGTCGGATATCA